GTATAGGGAATTTCTCTACCCCACGGAGTCTTTTCGTAACTCACTACTTACTACTTCTTTCTTGCCACTTTAGCAGTAGATACTTCTACCTCTGGCATAGCTTCTTTCTCTTTAACAAGAACAGAATAGCTTACCTTAGTGTTAGTAAAGGCTTCTACTTCATCTAAAGTAATACGCTTGTCCTGTATTGCAGACTGCAATCTGTCCTCATTAACCGTCTTTGTGGTCACTACATCTACTACATCACCTAATCCCATAGACTCAAGTGTCTCAACAGCTTTGTCCTGCTCAATGCTAAATGACTTCTTGGCTACTTTACCCATGATGTGGCTGTCACTCTCAAGGTAGAATGAACCCTTGTCATCTTTTACACCGAACTGTTCAGCACCATTCTTAATCTTCTCTGCAAGTGCTTTCTTCTGTTCTTCTAACTGCTTAATCTGTGCCGAAATATCAGCATACTCTCTACCCATCTTCGCAATGTCATCAGCAGAGAATAAAGGCTTAATCTTACTTTCGGCAGGTTTCTTTGATACTTTCTTCAATGTTGCCATTTCAGCATACCTCCTTAATTTTATGTGGTAAAAGTGTAGCATAGATTTTCAATAGTGTCAACTGTTATAACCTCTGGTAAACATTCCTTTTCTCTTGGAATTAAAGGTTTCTTTAGAGTCCTTTATTTTATACTTGAGTCTTCTGTATGCTGTCTGTCTGGTAGCATAATGACTTCCTAAAGAATAACACTTAGAATATCTTATATCATACACTTTAACAGGATTGAGTTTACCCTCTTTTCGTCTTCTGATACGACCTGTAGCTTGCTCTACATTTTTCTGGTTATTTACAGAAGACACTAAAAACTCTACTTCCCATGACTTCACATTTGTACCCTCTGTAGCTTTAGCGTATGTAGCAAGTGTGACAAGTATTTCTTTATTCTCTGCCTTTCTCATCATATCTTCGGACTTCTCTTTGCTATCACCATAGTACAGCATAATCTGGTCTTTTGGAATATAACGACAAAGGTGTCTATAATAAAGGTTAATATGCTCCTTTTGAGTGAACAGGGCAATGATAGAATGACCTTGATTATAGTGTTCAATAATTTTCTTACACACCATAATTTTGGTCTTGGAACTTTTCACTGCTTCATCATCAATAGTTAAATAAGGAATACTTGGTCTCTCACCATGTGGCAGGTCTGACACAAACACTAAGGTCTCTGGTAAGTCTTCCTCTTTGAAGTCATGATAATTGAATACCTGCTTCTTAAATAGGAATGGCTTATATTCAAATGGACTGTCTAACACCTCAACTTCAACACTACAAATATCCTCATCATCTTCTGTGATAACGTGCTTATAACAAAGACCTCCAAAGAACAGGTCAAACACAAAATTCAGACCATCACTACGATTAGGTGTAGCTGATAGTCCTAATTTATACTTACTGCTAAACTGATTGATAATGTTAAAGATATTCAGTCCTACATGGTGACACTCATCTTGTACTACAAATCCAAAAGCACCTATAAGGTCTTGTAATTCATGCTCACTCATTCTACTCAAAGTCTGGACTGTGGCAATAGTAATCTGCTTACCTACTTTTCGGCTCTTTGCTTTAATGAGTCCTATGTCAATGTCATCACCAAAACATTTCTTAATGTCATTCTGCCAACCTACAACAAGGTCATCTTTGTGTACTAAAATCAAAGTCTTCTGCCCCAACTTCTGTGCAATATGAAGTGCAAGAATACTTTTACCCTTACCTGTAGGTAATTGTATGATACATTTTGGGTGTACTGCATAAGTGACTTCTTGCATATATTCTTTTTCGGCTCTAATTTGGTCATTTCGGAGTTCCAAAAGAAACTTAGGGAACTTTACTCGTACATCATGTCTTTTGTCCTCAAATGGCACAAATGGAACATCAAGTATCTTACTGACATTAACACCTATAGGAACTTCTAACACTTTCTTTCTCTCACCATCTTCATCTTTGACACTAAATTCGCTGTAGTAGGTCAAGTAAGGTGGAATGGAAATGTATTTTGACCTAGAATATCTTTTGGCATTTTTATAAGCAGGATTGTCAAAAGTAAGTGCTTCCTTTATCTTCTCTCTCTGCTCACTTGTCAGACCATAAATCTCTTGGTCATTAGATTGTACTATATTCATTAGTTATCTCCTTTCTATGTAAACTTCCTGTGTCTTCATCATATTCAACAGTCCACTCATAATGATTGTCTTTAAGGACTGCCAATACATCATCTAAAATTCTTCGTTCTCTTGGTCTATTCTTCTTTTGACCTCTGATTATTACTTCACCAGAAAGTGCTAACTCTTCAATGACTAAGGTAGCTTTAATCATTCTCTGTTTCTCCTTTTCAATCTTCTGCTTCTCGTACAGCATTTTGTTATACTCTTTCATATAGGATTTTCTGTATGCCTGTCTTTCTGGTTTAGCTTCATGTCTTGCTCTTCTAGCTTTACCTTTTTCTGACTTCTCATATCTCTTAAATCTAGCCTTGGCAAACTCATTAGTATTCATTCTGTGTATCATTTCCTTACCTTTCGGAGTTTGTCTATATTTTGCTGTGGCTCTTGCCTTTGGGTCATCTATCTGTCTTATGACCTCTTGTCTTCTTTCAGTCTTTATGGAAGTCTCATAATCAACACTAAAACTAACCTCTTCTTCACTTAAAATGTCACTGTCATTGATACAGTCACTAAATTTGCAGTGAAGACAATCCATGTCACATATTTTCTCACTCATGCTACAACCTCAACTTTCTACAATGGAGTCTTTGGCTATTATAGCATATATTGCTAAACAAAGCAAAAGACCCAAGCAGTCCGAAACCACTTAGGTCTGTAACTTAAATCTTTATTAAGTTCTATAATATTATATAATTAAATAATTTATATTACAGAACTAAGAGCCGACACTCCTACTTCGCAATGACATTCTCTGCTTTAACAACACCTGTTACTGCACCTGTCTTCTTGGTACTGAAAATGACTCCCTTGTCATTAGTTCCTCTGTAGTAGAGAGTACTCTTAAACACCCAACTTGGAATGGTCTTTCCATTATAGTAGGTAGTTCCTGCTTTAAGAGTAATTACATCACCCTCTTTGAGTTCTTTCTTAACAGGAGCAGGGGCAACAGAAGTCTTCACCTTTATATACTCTGGGTTCTCTAAGTAGATATATCCATCTTTCTTAGAAGCATAGGACTTTAAGAGACCCCAACCATCTACAACTTCAACGATTGTGAATACACCCTTACCTGTCTGACCCACAACATTGTCTCCCATTTTAGGCTCTTTTCTGATGTTAAGGTCATCAACTAAAACCTGTACAGAGAATGGTGTTGCAGGGAACTTCTGTGTCTCTTCTTTTACTGTGCTACCACCAAGTCTAGCAGTAACAGTGTTTGCTAAACTCATAAGTCTTCCATAGAGATAATCCCCCGGACAACTCTTGTTAGCAAACCATCTGTGAACTGTTAAAAGCATTTCATCACTTGCAGGAACATAAGCAAGTGCTTTAGCCTTATCAGCAATCCAGATTAACTTGGTCTTCTTGTTACGCTTGCAAATATCAACACATAAGTCCACCAACTTATTGTAAACAGTGCTGTTTACTGCATAAGGGTGTGTCTTGTCCGAAGCACACTCAATAGTAACTGCTCTCTGGTCATTGGCACTAGAACTACTGCACCAACTTCTGTTTGCTTCATCAACACACAAAACAACTCTTCCGTCATAACCAATACCATAGTTACAACTTGCTTTTCTGCTAGGACTTGTAAAACAAGAACCAATTCTTTCAGCAGATAACTGTCCTACAACAACGTGTGGAGTAATTCTGTCAATCTTTTTAGTTCTCACACCACTGTGATTAGGACTCATCACTCTGCAATTTACTAAACTACTATTGCTCATAGTCTTTTCCTCCTTTACTTTATCATATTTTGTCAAATCCCACTGCTCAAGCACTCTGTACACATTCTCAACATACTTGAGAGAAGTGGCATAGCCATCTTCTTTAATGAGTTCTAAGTACTTGTGTGGGTCTTCAACACCTTTGAGGTTCTCATAGTTTGGAATATTGATAAACTGAAAATATCCAAGGACACCATCTTTCATATTATCAAAAGCATACCATGCTGTTGTGTTAGGAAGAGGTGTATAAGAACCATCTTTGTTCTGTTCTGAACCTCCATCTTCAAAATAACCACTGTTACAGGTCACTCTGTTCTTTCGGTATTTTAAGCCAAAGTAATTATGGTACTCCGCTTTCTTTGAAGTACCATAACCACTCTCTAAACACGCTTGTGCAATAATAGGACTACACACTTTAATACCGAACATTGGTGCAAACTCTTGTACATGACCTGCAATAGCTTCAATAAACTCTTGCTTTGTCATACTTATTTACACCTCGTCTTTTTGATGATTATTCAGCTTTCCGTCATCTAACAAGTCCTTACACAAGTCAAACCACAACTGAATTACTTTTCTTAATAATTTTTCAGTAATGAACAGGTTAAAAGGACTCGGAATGGCACTTCTAGCCAACTGCACTACATACTCAAACTTCTGCTCATTCTCTCCATACTGAAACTCATGTTCAGCTTCAATGAAGAGGTTGTACACAGTCTTGCGGATTTTCTCCAACCCAACGTGTTGAACAAACTTCACCACAAGGAAGATTGCAAGTGCAAGGACAAGCACCAAAAAGATGATTGCTAATACAGGGTTTTCAATTAAGAAATTGTACATACTAACACCTCCTATAAGAATTTGTTTTCATGTAAACAGTGTTGGTACACGTCCTCTATGTACTTAAACTCACTGTCAATGAAATGGTTTGGTATATCATGGAGTTCACAGTAACCAACATAGTCACTGTAGTCTCTCATAATATTCTCAAAGTGATTTTGTGTGTGGTGGTCTCCACATCTGCATGAGTCAGCAAATTCGATAATTCTTGACCTTAATCTCTTAGCTTCTTTTTCGTCATCATCTTTCTGCTTCTCACTAAATTTTCTGTCCACCTTTTTATCTAACTCAATAATTGCTTCGTTGTTAGCTTTCTGTTGCTGTTCAATCTTGGTTAGCCTTGTATCTACATTATGGGTCAAACATTTGCCTATCCACTGTAATAAATGTGTCCAAGGCTTAAATGGTAGTTTCTTGGCTTTCTCAACAACTACACTAAGTACTGTGATTGTTCCCACTATGAAATAAATAATGTCTTTCAGTGTGATTGACTCTAAAAATGCAAAATCATTCATAGTGACTCCTAAACTCCTTTCTTAATATTCTTAAGTTATGATACCACATTGAGAAAATAAAATCTATACAAATTTAAAAGACCCTACTGAAATTCTTCTCAATAGGGTCTCTGTGGTCTTACTCTTCGTATTCAACACCTGTAATCTCATAGAACTCATCTTCGGTAATCTTGCCCTTTTTAACAGCATTTTTTACCATCTTGATGTTCCAAAGACCTTTATCATAGTACATCTTAATCTTGTCAAAATCTTTACTCTTCATAATCTGCACCTCCCATTTCGGTCTCGTCCATTACTGGAATTTCAACGTCTGCCATCATAGCAACATAGTCAAGCATAGCCTGTGTGTTTGCAAGGTCAGCTTGCATTGCTTCATACTTCCTCTGTTGAACAGGGTCGTTTTGTTTCTTATAAGGATTACTCATGACTTTATTCTCCTTTCCATAAATCTGCATAGTATTTATCCATTCTCTGTAACAATTTAGTGGAGTTACCTTTACTTGCGTGGTTTCTCCAAGCGGAATAACATTCATCTACTTTGGCTCTGGTTCTTTCACCTTTCTTAGCAAGAGCAACAAGCCTATAGAGTTTCTTTCGTTCACGCTTCACATTTTCTGGATTTAGTGTTTTTATCACCTTACCTGTCTTTGTGAGTCTGAATATGAACCCAAGAAAAAGTATTCCATCACTTATTGGATAGACTCTTGTTTTCTTCTCATTAAATGTAAATCCCATCTTAGAGAGTTCTTCCCTTAAACGACACTTACACTCTTCAAGGTATTCAGCGTCCTCATGAATGAGAATAAAATCGTCCATGTATCTGATATAAAACTTAATGTGCAATACTTCTTTTACAAAGTGGTCTATGGGGTCAAGCACTGAAATTCCTGCTATCTGTATCATCTGACTCCCCGGATTAAATCCTATGTCACCTGCATACTGTTCATCAAGGACTTTCTCTGCTCTGTTGTAGATACAAGCACCCAAACTCTTGCGAAATATGTCTTTGGCTACACTGTGTTGCATATTGGGATAGTACCCATGTATATCACACTGTAACACTGACCAATTAAGACCTCTCTTTCTAAAACACTTCTGCAAGAAACAGACAAGTCTATCTCTTGCGTCATCAGTTCCCTTACCTTTCTGGCAAGCACAATTATCTCGTATGAACCTCTTGCTCATTGTTGGGTATATAGCGTTGTCGTTAAGACTTCTCTGATATATCCTGTCTCTAAAGGTGATACTCAATATGTCTCGTTCCTTTGGTGAGGTCACTTTAAACTTATAAGGCTTATTCGCTTTGTAGGTCTCATTCTTTAACTGTTCCTCTAAAGTCAGCGTTCTTTCAACACCATTCAAGAAGTAACTCTGGACTGACCCTTTCCACATAACACCTTTTCTGCACTTATACATTGACTGATACAAGGCTTCAAATCCAATAACATTCTCAAGATTATCCATTCAAAATAGTTTCCGCAACGTGTATAGTTGTACCAACTTTAAAGGTGATTAAAGTTGACAACATCATTGACAGTATTGTTTAGCCATAAGGCAAGGGTTTTCGGTTCTTTGTGCCATATTTCATAGTGCGTCACTTCTACAAAGTGACTTGTTGTGCCTATTATTTTTTACACAATCCGGAGCACACCTATTCGCATTGATAGCGTTGTTGTTGTTGACATTACCAGAAGAGTTCACATTCCATGTATTGTTAGCATTACCACGATTACTGCTACGCAGTCGAACATTCTGCGTCCTTAACCTACACCCTATATAGTGAACGAATGGTTACTTAATATCACCATAACGCTTACTATCTGACTCATTCCAACTACGGATTTTGTTTCGGACAGTGATTGTCTTCTCTCCCCAATACTTAATCCGTTTCGATTTAAGGTGGAACACTTCTTGTGCCAACTGCATTAAAGCTAAGAGGTTATTACAGTTCAAAGCAGATTGCTTCTGCAACCTGTTTCTTTCTTCCCAATCTTCTCTTGTCTTAACATAAATGTTATTAGCAGTCCAACAGTCCATGTAGATACTTTTCGCACAGCTTATTATATCATTGGTGATACCATTGTTATACTCTGGTAAGAACACGTTCTGATTTTTTGTTATCTGTATGGTGTATGTTGCCAAACTTCTTGCTAGAATGATGACTTCTAACTTACTGTGACTTCTTTCACCCTCTGGTACTGACACGTCCGTTCCTCCTTTCTCTATTTAGTTTATATAATGCTCCACCATGTAGTGAGAACACCTCAATGGCATTCCCAACCTACATGGTGGTTGGGGATTAAGTTAATGCCCTCTGATTAGCACATGGCACAAACCGGAGCACACCTATACGCATAGATAGCGTTGCTGCCGTCGACATAACCAGAAGAGTTCACACTCCACGTATTGCTAGCACTACCACGATTACTGCTACGCAGTCGAACACTCTGCGGAGAAGTAGGGTTCTCAATAGCAAATGTTCTCATCTGTGGGAATGTACCTCCCTGTGCTAAAGGAGTAGCTGACTCTGATACTCTCTTCCAATACTCAAAAATATCACCCTCACCTGCAAGCTGTGGATTGATGTGCATATTTACAAGAGCAGGTAAGAAGAATGTATCATAAGTGTCCTCAAGGTCATCATCTTCAATATCACCATCAGTAACAGTGTTAAGTGCTGTAGTCACTTTAACTTTACCTAAGGTCTTAAGGAAGTCATCACCATAGCCACTCATGAAACCTGCTTTGGTTGCTAATTGGTCTGGTGCTCTGTCGAATTGGTTCTGTGCAAGCCACCAAGCATTTACATCAGCGTCACTGTTCAACCACTGTCTGATTGCACTTTGAGACCATCTGTTGTAACCATAACCTACTCTGTGCATTGCATTAAGTACTGCGTCTGCACTGTAAGGTGTGTTAGCACTAAGTGTACCTAAAGAAGTACCTGCACTACCCTCGGTTACTTTTACAGTCTCGATTGCTTCTGTAGCTGTAATGGACTCATAAGAAGATACTGTCCAAGTATTTGGTGCTTGGTCTGGCATTGCTCTAAAACCACAAAGAACACCACCTACAGGAACGTCTTTAGTCAATGTGAACTGATATACTTTATCAGCTACTACATTATTGCCCCAAGAATTTCCCATGGTAATGTTGTAAGTACCTGCTTTAAGAACAGCGTCTTTGCAGTGATAAAATGCTTCATAGTTGTCAAACTGTACACCAAAAGGTGTTGCATAGTGCCACTGTAAAAACATTGCAGGAACTTCTTCACCATCTGCTAAAGTAACATTGCCAAAGTGTACAATGTCATGTGGCACTTGGTAAGTGATACCTGTTGCTTTGTCTGTCCAAGGCACTACAATCTGGTCTCCAATGTGGAACATATCTTGTGCTTTTCCTGCACGAACAATGTTATGAATGTCTTCCAGACTAGAAGTGTTTGCGATTGCTGTATTTGCGATTGCGTTCAGAAGCATATTCTGTGTCTGCAAGTGTTCAGCAATCTTCTTACCTGTTTCATCTAAGATGATAGGTTTCTGAACTTTACTCATTTACTTTTCCTCCTTATTCTTCTTCAAAAGTAACACACATTTCGCCACTCTCGTTTAATGATAAACCAAGGTCGGAAACAGGTGTCACTTTGTATTCATCAACAAAGCTGTTGAGGTCAGAATTAAATGAGCCAACCTCTACATACTTAGCTGTGTCTGTGTTACTAGGTACTTCTGCACCACACATCAATGTGTAGCAAACTGCCTTTCTGCGTGTAGTTTCAACAGGACTTCTGCTGTCTTGGATTGGATTACTTACTGTAGCACCTGCTGTATTACCATAGGCTTTAAGAGTATCAGTTCTTGTCACATCAACTTCTTCCACCTTGAAGTAAGCATACTTGTTAGCATTACTTAAAGTAACCTGCACACTCTGAACATAAGCAGTAAGACCACTTTCTTCTAAGATAACAGTGTTCTTCACTGTCAGCACTTTTGTGTCCTTGTTGAACACTAATGAGTCATCTGCAAGTGGCAACACACAAGACCCAAACGCTTTAATTACTCTGGATAACTTGGTGGTCACAATCTGCTGTAACTCATTCATTTCAACCTCAAGCAGTGGTTTGTTAGCACCAAAGACAACACTTGAAAAAGAGGTATTCTCATTGTAATTACTATGCTTTTCAAATCCGTTCATAGCGGTTTACCTCCTTATACTAAACTAAGAGTAAATCTCATTGTACGCTCAATGACCATTTCCTCTGTCTTGGTGATTACTGCATGGTGTCTCTTGTTAATCATGATACCACTGTTTGCAACTGCTGTTGCATTTCCTCCGAAAATACCAAATTCTCTCCAAACACCATTACAATCAGAAGCACCAAAGGTGTGTTTGATTTGAAGAATGTTTGTAGGTGTGGACACCACTTCATAATTGGCATTAAGGAATGATAACTCACTAGCACTGATAGGAACACGACCTAACTCTGCTGTGAGTCTTGTAGCAGTAATGTCTGGTGTTGGCATTGTGTTATCCCACGCTTCTGCACCACTACCTACTGCCCAATACTGAATACCTGCATATCCAGACTGTTGTTTCAACAGACACATAACTAAATTCAAGAATGAGTTTACAACTAAATTCTGTCCTACTCTTTCTTCAACTAAGACACCATTCTTGAAAATTCGGTCAGTAATCTGTCCTGTCATGTGTACATTGGAAGCGTCACCTGCAAGTAACTTCACTGCGAGATTTTCACTATCCTGTTGACACATAGATACATTTTCTCTCATCATGGTCTTTTTACCTCCTTGTGATATTTGTTGTATATAGAGAAAAGGTGATACCCTTAATATTATTAAGAATACCACCTTTTTGGCTTTTTAGCAAGTAATTATTGATATTGAATTGTACCTTAACATACTTGTCATCTATTCAACCTTATAAATATACAAAGATGCATAACCATTAGTGCCTTTTGTAACATTGGCTGTAATTTCTACATTTGCTTCAATATCGAATACCCAAGGCTCTGTCACCGTTCCTGTGGATACAAGAGTTGCTTCGGCCGGTATTGTCCATCCCATATTTTTAACAGAGCTGGCACTGGCTTCATCACCAGTATATCTTTGAAAATAATATATATTGCCACCAAAAATCAATACATTGCCATTTACCAATAATCTTTCTTGAACAGGCTCATTACCACAACCTTGAAACCAAAACGCATATCTTCCACTCTCCAACACTTTCAAACTACCTGCTGTACTACCAACTGAAAAACCTTGATATTCTAAAGGTATTATACCAAAACTATTGTTCTGACCGCAAAAAGCAAATACTCTATCGTTTACATTGTTTACAACCTTTTCATATATAGCGTCAATCTTTTCCTCTGTTTTAGCGTTCATACTTCCTCCACCACCATTGTTAAAATAAGCCATTATAAACACCTCACTTTCACTGTTATATCTTTTTCTTGTGCTTCATACATTATTGTGATACTTCCATTTGTCACCACAGGCTCTTCAACAGGACTAACACCCCAGACAGTGTAAATATCTACAATAGAGTCTTCTTTAATACGCTCATCTGTAAGTGTTATAGAGGTCTCACCTGCTTTCAATTCACCGACAATGAAATTTAACATATCATTCTCTAAAGAGTTAATTTCACCCTCCAACACTTTCAGTTGACTCTCAATATTAGTAAGGTCAACCTTTTGTGTCTCAAGCTGTGCAATCTCATAGAAAAGACCTGTGTATGGGTCAACTTCATCTAACACTTTTGAAATCCACCAATCTGGTACATCAATCTCAACTATGTAGAGGTTGTCACCTACATTGTAAAGACCTTTGTTTGCTTCATCAGACAGGAATATCCTCATAGCTTCTGTAGTGTAGAAAACGTGTGCTTGATTTCTGCCTTTGGCAACTTTAAGTGCTGTGTCAACATTTTCGTTTGTTAAACTTAAAGAAACCTGCAAGTCATCAATTCCGTCTTGCAGGTTATCATATAAGTCTTTATTCATTACAGTAACATGGTCTGTAACTTCTCTCCTTGAATACATTATTGTTTACCTCCTTATACTAAACTAAGAGTTTAATGGAGGATAACTGCCTTTTCGCCATTTGCGTAGGTGATGGTGTCATAATTGTTGATACCATTAGTGAAAAACCCTCCATTAAGCACATTATACTCGCTGTTAGTAAATGCGTCTATAGGTTGCACTAAACTACCAGAAACTACCATACTGTGTTCAATGTGGTCTTCTACAATATCAGCAATACCATCATCATAGGTGGCTAAAATACTCTCACCCATTATTGCTTCACCAAGAAGAGCATTATATTCAATTTTCTTTCCTTTTGACCAAATACTAACATTCTCATTATAGACATTTTTCACACAATTTGTCAAGTATTCAGACAAAATAACTTTTTGCTCTTCCAGAACAGGAACAGGCTTAAATATATCAAAGAACTCATCTACCCTTACAAAGTAGTTGAGAATACGTTTATCATTGGTGTTAAAGTTGTCATTATTCAACACACCGATAAGTGGTGTAAACTCTATGTCAAGACCTGCTTTTTCATTAAGGATAAAGGTAACACTGTCTTTGTGTTGGTCAACCTCAATATAAACAGGAACTTCATTCAGCACAAGGTCTCCATTAAGGACTTTTTCTGGGTCATTTAAAGTGGAGTCTTCTGACTGAATTGCAAGGTGTTGTAATCCACCTACTTCATCTTTGGTCTCTATAATCAAGTCTTCTAACCACTCTCTTGTGATAAGTCTCAAGTCCTCATAGAACATATAGGAATACACTAAGGATTTCTTTGAGTAGAATGGTAAAAACTTTTCCAAAATTCTGTTGAACTGTTCAACTTCTGGGAAGTACTCACCAATGTTATAGTCC